GTTAATTCATGAGGATAATGAGTTGCTCATCAAGGGGAAAAAAGAACGAAAATTGAGTGAGAGTGAAAGATTCTCGCATCAAGGTCTCAGTCTTAAATCTTTTGAGCGTAAGTTTATGTTAAACACGGACTTAAAAGTTGACAATGTCGAACTAACAGATGGACTATTGACTATCGCGCTGTCTAAAACTCCGAACTCCAATCGTAAAGTATTGGATATTAAATGAAAACAATAATAAATAGTTTTAGACAAGTAGAGAAATATGAGGATGTATCAGACGCAATCACAATGATTGGGTTAATTGGTATATTTGGATTGGCTATCGTAGCCAGTGCAGCTCCTCTATTTTAGTACGAGTCAAGACCTAAGTCGAGAGGGCAGGAAACTGCCCACTCGCATTAATTTATTATATGGTAATCGTAAGTGCAGACGCTTTAGAAAGACTAAAGCAAAAAATAAAAAATAGACAAGTTTGGGGACTACGACTTAGTATGAAACCGAACGGATGTAATGGGTGGTCGTATGACTTGAGTTATTTGGAAGAACCAAATGCTTCAAGTGATGCGGTGTTCTATGGCATAATAGCTGTAGACCCAATGACATTTAGTTATGTCGATCAAATCAGTATTGATTGGACAGAAGATGGGTTAAATGAATATTTTGAAATCAGAAGCCCACAAGAAACAGCCCGTTGTGGTTGTGGAGAAAGTTTTACATTATGAAAATATCACAAGAGGGTATATCCCTTATCAAGAAATTTGAAGGTTGCGAATTAGAAGCATACCAAGACGCAGTAGGAATATGGACTATAGGTTATGGTCATATCAAAGGTGTCACAGAGGGAATGTCTATTACAAAACCTCAAGCAGAAGAAATGCTAGTACACGAACTAACAGAGTACGAACAGCATGTTCTTAATCAAGTAACCATCTCACTCGACCAGTGTATGTTCGATGCATTAGTATCATGGACATTCAATCTCGGTCCGACCAATTTAAGTAGCTCTACTCTTTTAAAAGTATTAAATAGTGGAGACTACGCAGGAGTCCCTGCCCAGATCAAACGCTGGAATAAAGCAGGCGGCAAAGTATTAGAAGGATTAGTTCGTAGGAGAGAAGCAGAAGCTCTGCTTTTTGAAGGTAAGGACTGGTCTAACGTATAGGAAATTATGGATATATTATTAGTATTAGCATTGATTTGGGGGTATAACAACCAACCAAAAGATGTAGATCCCGTAGCTCCTACAAGTACAACGTTCAACCAAGCAGCAGGTTTTGAGTGTCAAAGTAATTGTACTCCAGCAACTTCTACAACTGTAGATGCAGGAGATACAAGTACAACGACTACAGTAGCAGATATTATAGCTGAGTTAGAGGCAATGCCCGTAACTACAACTGTAACTGCAACTACTACAAGCACAGGTACAGGAACATCAACGAGTACTTCAACAGGAACTTAACGGAAAGAATGGCAGTACCACTACTATTAGTGGTGCTTGCTTGTTTCTTTGTATATGACCATCAAAAGCATAAAACAGAGTTAGAGATAACTCGAAACATAGAATTAGCGAATTGGCAAAAGCTAAATCAACTAGAGAGTACTATAAATGGACAAAATAAAAAAATTATTCGCAACAATGAAAAGGTGGTGGATTGCATTAAAAAGCAAGTTTATAACCCTATATACATTGACTGTGAGTTATAATCAGATTTGGGGCGATGCAGATGATGAAACTTTCATTGTTAAAAAGTTTATTATAACAAAGCCCAACCATTTAAAGTTCAGAACTGAAAGCGGTGAAGTCATAGAGATGCATGGAGCAGAAGGACTTAACTATAAAATAGAGGAAATGTAATGAATCAATTCTTTTTAGCTTTATTATTAGTATTAAGTGGGATATGTTATTGGCTTTGGAATGAGAATAAAATTCTTGTAGCAAACAACGCCGCACTTGAGGGAGCAGTAGCTACCCAAGAAGAAACAATCGCCACTATGCAAAATGATTTTAGCTTACAAACAGAACAGTTGCAAGCAATGACAGTTAAAAGTCAAGCAGCACAACGTGAATTAAATAGATATACACAGTTTATTCAAAATTATGAATTAACTGCAAAAATCTTAGCAGACCCAGTAGAACTGGAGAGGAAAATAAATAATGGAACAAAACACGCATTTGAAGACATTGAGAAACTTAGCGATACCGTTGACAGTCTTGATGATGGGCTCCAGTTGCAGCCTTCTTCCAACTAAAGTAGTAGAAGTAAGTGCAAAACCTATAGAACGAAAAATCGTTCAACCTGTTATGCCAAGAGAGATCGATTTAAAGAATCCTACTTGGATAGTAGTTACTCCAGACAACTGGGAAGATCAGCTTTCAAGAATAGAAAAACAAGAAGGTGAATTAGTATTTTTAGCAATGACTATTCCTGATTATGAGTTGATGGCATATAATACACAAGAGTTAAAAAGATATATTACTGAATTAAAAGATGTAGTAGTATATTATCGAAAAGTTACAACTGAGGATATCTCTGCCGATGGGAACAAGTGATAAAGTATTTAGCATAATTAAGTGCCATTTTAATGAGCCTGCTCTTAATTTAAAAACACATTTAATAGATGACCTTGGAGCAGACAGTTTAGATATTGTTGAAGTTATAATGCAAGTCGAAGAAGAGTTTAAAATCGAAGTACCTGATGAAGATGCATCTGGTTTATCAACAATAGGAGACATTGTTTGGTATGTTAAAATCAATAGAAAAGCTACTTAAATGGTGGCATTCATATTTAGCTTACCGAGATGCTATGAAAGGGGCAAGATATTTTGAAAAACACCCACACCTACAAGAAAGACTAGAAATAATAGAAGATTGGTGTGAAGAACTCGAAGTTAGATTAGATCAACTTCAAGAAAATAAAAAATAAATGGTAGAATTTAACAAATTACAGAAACTACTTCAAAACTTTGTTGTTGAAGTAAGTTTTACAAGTTTAAAGTCTGGCAAGCAATACAGTATACCTTGTACACTAAGGGCTGATATTCTGCCAGCTGTAGTCAAACAGTCTGAATCAGATTCTATATTACTGTATCGACTAGATACAAATAAATGGGAGGACTTACGTCTTTCCACTATAGATGGCTACAAAGATCCCTACTGATTGGGAAAGCCTCATAAGAGGATTAGGAGAGAAGAATGTTAGGATTCTTACAATGGGTAATCGGATGGATTCAAGTCATCCCATGGTTGGTCATGAGTGCTTCAATTATTGCAGCATGTACTGACACACCAAAAGACGACAAGATAGTTGGGAAAATGTACAAAGTTCTCGACTGGTTTGCAATCAATGTCGGTAAAGCTAAGCAAAGCGCAAAGGAGAGCTAAATGGCAGACGAACGATTTTCAGGTGACATGAGTAGAAATGAGGTCGAGATTGACCTTAGTAAGTTCATGGAACTTGTACAAGAGAACTCTAATCTAAAAGCAAAAATAGTAGAGATGGAAGCCAACAGAGAGCCAGATAATCCTTGGCAGCGTTGGATTTTCTTATCAAACATGATTGATGCGTGGAGGATCTTTCCCCGAGCATTTCTTAGTGTATATATTTTCCTATTATACTATTGCACAATGTGGTTTATGGCATTACCAGAACCCACGATGGAACAGTCTGGTTTAATCAGTATTGTTGTTGGTGCAGGTGCAGCTTGGTTTGGTCTTTATGCTGGGACAGCAAAGGATAAAATTAACGGATCTGGAAAATAGTTCTTGACTTTATTTCATAATTTTAGTATAATATACATTATGAAAAAGTTTAAAGAAATCAAAAAAATCAAGCCAGAGAAAAAAGTCTGTCCGTACTGTAAGACTACAGAAAACGCAGACAAACTCTGTGGCGTATACAAATGTTGGAAGTAAGATATGAATTTATTTTATTTAGACGAGGATCTCGATAAGGCAGCACAGTATCATGTTGACAAGCATATTGTTAAGATGCCACTGGAAGCTGCCCAGATTCTTTGTACAACTATTTACATTGACAAATTTCTAGGGTATGTTCCTCGTGCGTTGAATGCAGAAGAACGAGAGGTTCTTAACAAGGTCAAAGCCGAAATTAAGCATCTGCCACTTGAGGAGCGACCCTTCCCCTACCTTCCAATGATGTACAATCATCCCTGCACAATCTGGGCAAGGGAGTCATTGGATAACCATGAGTGGGTTCATTGTTATGCTAACGCATTGAACGATGAATACTACTATCGTTATGGAAAACTACACAAATCAGTAGAGCAAGTAGTAAACAAACTACCTGATCCAGTACATCTTGAAAGAGTAGGCTTTACTAAGTTCGGACTGGCAATGCCAGAGGATCTTAGAGATTACGACAATCCGATACAAAGCTATCGAGATTATTACCACTTAGACAAGGCAACCTTCGCAGCTTGGTCTCATCGAGACAAACCACATTGGTGGAACGAAGATTATGCCGATTACGAAAAAAGGATAACTCGTGTATAAATTTAACGAAGATTTAATTTTAAGAAGATTACAGTACTATATAAATGGTACATATGATCAACACTATGCTCAAGCAAAGACTCAAACTACAGAGATAGTATTTGAGAATGGGCATGGTGAGGGTTTCTGTATAGGAAACATTATAAAATATGCACAGCGTTTTGGAAAGAAAGACGGCAAAAATGAAAAAGATTTATATAAAGTTATTCACTATGCCATTATTTTACTAGGCGCAATGCATGAAGAAGAACTCAAAGAGGTAAACGACTATCATTTGGATTTAAAAAATGATTAATTGGGTATTCGGATGGATAAGTATTGACTATTTAATTCACAAAGGAGTGATAAAAGATGGCAGTTAGAAAGAAAAGAGAGGAGAAACTCTCAGAAACAAACATTAATAAAGTAATAGAACTGCTTGCCGCAGAGAAACCTATTACTAAAAAAGAGGCGTGTGAGATATTGCATATTGCATACAATACTACTCGTCTTAGTAAAATTATTGCAGATCATCAAGAAACAATAGACCACCGACTTAGGAGAAAAGCACAGAATAAAGGTAAAGGAGTAACAGAGTTAGAGAAAAAATCAATAGTCAAGTACTATTTAGAAGGTTCTAATACATCTGACATTGCTAAGGCATTGTATCGCTCACCAGCTTTTATCAAAGCAGTAATCGAACGAATGGGAGTACCACAAAAACTTCCTGACACTGATTACAAAGGCATTAAAAATGCTATGATACCAGAGCCTTGTGTAGCAGAGGAGTTTGAGGTAGGTGAAAGAGTGTGGTCAGCTCAAGGCAACTGTATTGCAGTTGTAAAACGAGAAATAACAAAGTCCCATAACTTTGATAAATATGGTAGCAAGTGCTATCTATTATGGGAAATCGAAATGGCAGAGTGTGAATCGCCCTACTTTGGATTTGTACGCAACGCAGGGCATAATGCTCCACGACTAGCGTATAACATTGGAAGTTTAAGACACTTACAGGAATATTTATGAAATACTTTTTAGCTTTTTATATTGCAGGATGGCTTTTTTGCTTACTAAGATTATATTATCCTTCTATAAGATTTCTTCAGAAATTTGATAGTAGTAATATACTTGTAAGACAAAAAGTTCTTGGTTGGTTAGTTGCAAGTCTAGGATTTTTTATTGCAACTCCATTGACCTTGCCCGTAGCATTATCAGACACGCTATCAAGAGAGTTCATAGTTGCATTTTGCGACAAAGCCTTAAAAGACATATAATATGGCATATAGTAAAGAAGTAGTAGATCGATTTGAGGGAGTACTAAACTCTCCAAAACAGTTTTCAGTTGGGAAATACGATCCCAAAGATCCAACAGTAGCAACAGGTATGCAAGGCGCACCTGCATGTGGAGATGTAATGAAACTACAGCTACGAATCGATCCAGGCAGCAACCGTATCATGGGTGTAAAGTTTAAAACCTATGGATGTGGTAGTGCGATTGCTTCTTCTTCTATGTTTGTTGATATGTTGCAAGGTCTAACAATAGACGAGGCAAAGTTAATCAAAGACAAAGATATTGCAGATGCTTTACAATTACCACCAATTAAACTTCACTGCTCAGTTTTAGCAGAGGGAAGTATTAAGGCAGCAATCGAAGATTGGGAGAAGAAAAGAACATGCTAGATTTTTTATTTGGACTACCTTTCATAATTGCAAAATTTGCATTTAATTTAGCAGTATGGTCAGGTATAATCTACTATGGATATATCTATGGTAGAGACACTTATCATCAGTACAAAGATGGTCACTTTGATAAGTATTTTAAATCATAAAGGAGAATTATGAACTATTTATTAAAAGCACTTATCGCCAAGTTAAAAGGCGAAGTAGAAGTTGCAAAAGCAAATGTTATGGTGTATACTAGAAGCTCAACAGGTATTGGAGAACATCCAGAGATTGTCGAGGCTATCGAAACACAGATAGAGAAAATCGCAAATGCCGAGGAGAAGATAGCAACTATAGAAAACCATTTTTCAAGATAGGAAAGCGTATAAGATACCGAAAAATACTTCTTGACAATTGGTTTCAAATTCATTATAATATATTTATATTAAAAAAAGGATATACATGAGTGACAGATTTTATATGGAACAGTACGACCGAACAGGTTGGAAACCCATATGGAACGGCGAATGGATCCAAAACAAACACAGGAGAAAAAGAATGGCTTGGACAGATGAATCTAAAGCACAGGCAGTCGAAATGTATCAGGAATCAGAACCTACACCTGAGACTTCTATGGAGATTGTAAAAGAAATCGCAGACGAACTTGGCGAATCACCAAATGGAGTTCGAATGATATTGACCAAAGCAGGCGTTTATGTAAGAAAAACACCAGCAGCTAAATCCTCAGGTGGATCTACTGGTGGTGGACGAGTATCAGTAGCTGATGCTCAAGCAAGTCTTACTTCCGCACTGTCAGACGCAGGTCAAGAAGTTGATGAAGCTATTATCAGTAAACTAACTGGTAAAGCAGCAGTATACTTCAAAGGCGTTGTAGAAGCATTAAATAATTAAGTAGTTGTAACTTAGTTTAACCAAGGCATTGCAAGATGTCTTGGTTTTTTGCATTCTTTTTTAGAGACCTTCCAATTTAACAATTCAAAAGAGTTTTTGTTAGATTAAATTGGAGAAATAATGAAAAAAGAAGAGCTTAAAAAGAGACTCGACGACTCTGGTGATGCAATTATCACTTACAGAAGTCAAAACTCACGAAAGTTAAAGTACAATGTTTGCACTAATGACTTTTCTACAGAATACATTCGTCAGAAAAGAAATAGAGCAAAAGAAGGACAGCATACAGTTTTGCTATTTTGTTGGGACACGGATTCTTATAGGATACTTGTGCCCGAAAATGTAACGAGTGTTGTACCTCTCAACCGAGTAATTAAGAATGATTGACCTCGATTCCCCCGCACCATACGAAAAAATAATACAACAAACAGACGACGAACAGATACGACTAGTAGTAAATGAATTTCGTGGAACTGAGTACATATCTTTACGAAAGTATTATTTAGACTTTGATGAGGAGTGGAAACCTACACGAAATGGAATCACTATGAAAGTTGACTTTGAAAACACTAGACGACTCTTTGAAGGATTAGTAGATATTCTCTCACTAGCAGAAAGCAAATCAGTTTTAGAAGAACAATTCAAAGAACAACTGGATGAAATATACCTCCCCTAAAATAATTCTTGACAATACCTTGTAAATTTAGTATAATATACTTATGAAAAATTTAGAAGCACTAATAAATCGAGCAAGGATTGCTTATTATAATGGTAAACCTCTTATGTCAGACGAACTGTATGACAGAATGGAGGCTCAACTTGATACACTGAATGATGTTGTGGGCGCAAAGCAAGATCCACGATCAGTAAGGTGGACTCACGCCTTTCCAATGTACTCATTGCAAAAAGCATATACAATGGAAGATAGACCAGACTACGGTCAAGAACCTGTAGTAGTCACCCCCAAATTAGACGGAGCCGCAGTTGCTCTACAATATATCTACGGCACATTATCTTGTGCCTTAACTCGAGGAGATGGAAAAGAAGGTGTCGACATCACAGAAAAGATGCGACAACTTGTTCCTCGACACTTACTACCCTGCATGGGCAAACATATCGTGCAAATTACTGGAGAAGTAGTTGCTGATAAAAACATAGAAAATTCAAGAAACTATGCAGCGGGTGCACTCAATTTAAAAGATGTTGACGAGTTCAAAGAACGAGCAGGAAGTATGGAATTCATTGCCTATAGTATACAGCCTTATCCCACAAATGATTATATAGAAGATATGAACTTCTTAAATCATTGTGGTTTTGAGACTGCAATCGATAGTAACTATTCTATGTTTCCTCAAGACGGAGAGGTATGGAGAGTTATAGATAACAAGGCTTTTGAAAAGCTAGGTTATACTTCTCACCATCCACGAGGAGCATTTGCCAAGAAAACAAAACCAGCAGGAGTAGTAACAAAACTACTTGATGTTGTTTGGCAAGTCGGCAAATCTGGGAATGTATCTCCAGTAGCAATTCTAGAACCTATTAATATAAATGGTGCAACAGTAAGTAGAGCAACTCTACATAATATAGCAATCATTGAAGGTCTTGGACTTGAAATTGGTTGTTCTGTTGAAGTAATAAGAGCAGGGGAAATTATTCCTCAAGTTATAGCGAGAGTAGATTAATGAGCTTAACAGTAGAAATATTTGGAAAGGATAACTGTCCATTTTGCGACAAGGCAAAAGCATTGGCGGAAAGACAAGGACATAGTTATACTTATAAACGATTAGGAGAACACTTTGAAATGGGATTCATTGCAGAGGAGTTTCCAGATGCAAGAACTTTTCCACAGATAAAAGTCAATGGAAATTATTGCGGAGGCTACACAGAGTATGAAACTCTAGTAAAAAAACTATGAGTTATTTAGCAATGAATGATAGAGAAGAATACCATATGTATCAGCGTCAAGGTAGAAGAGCAATAGTATATCGATACCACAACGATGCATGTTGGGGTTGTGAGTACTATGAGAATCAACTTAATGAAGATGGCGAAATGCACAGAGTATTAATCGCAGAGGAAAAGTATCCAAACCATAATGAACACTGGGCAGAAGATTGCGCAGACAATTATGTTTTTAGAATAAAAAACTTTGAAGAAAATCAAACTACGTAGGGCAGAACCAATGCCCGATAATCCATGCAGGGATTGTAAATTCTACGATCCCGTGCACAATATTACTCCTACTCTCAGCGAAGGTTGGTGTAGAGTAAGCAAGTACACAGCATTTGTACTTTCAGAGGAAACTTGTAAAAAATGGGAATTAAAATAATACAATGGCTATTTCCACCAAAAAAGAAAAAAGAAGCAAAACCATTGACTAAATCACAAAAAATGAATGAAGAATTACGACAAGCATTCTTGAAGAATCGTAGTATAATGAAAAACAAACCAACCCACAGAGAATGGATGGCTAGACAAGGAAAAGTACAAACGGAATGAAAGAAGAAAAATTATTACAAGTTGCAAATCTATCCCCTAGTGAGGAAATGATTGAAAAAATTGTAGATGTACATCCAATGAAGCAAGTAGTTATTATGTCAGTAGTACAAGTAGGTATGTTTGGATTTATGTTATTTAGTTTTTTCGTAATTGATTTGGTAGTATGAAACACATAGGCTTTCCTTTGCCTACTGAAATGTTTCATCCTCATACTTGTTTCGCCTTACCAAAAGACGAGGCAATATGTGAATTACTACAGATACCATTAAAGTGTTATTCCTGTGGAAAAATAATAAAAAGATATGAAAAAACAAAACGAACAATCAACCCACCTGTCAAAAGGTTCTAGTAAAGTCGAAGCTTACAGGCAGAAGATTACAGAACAGTTTGATGAATTGGAAGCTATGATGAATAAGCAAATGCATCTTACTGACCCTCAAACAGTAGAAGAAAAAATGTATTCAATAAATTATAAGTGGCATTTTATATCCGAAGAAGATAGAGACTTCTATCAAGGATGTAGACATGCACTTGATAACGGATTAAAATGGTAGAACAAAAATGGATTACTCTTAGCAAGAATCTTGCTACAAAATCAAAAGCAACTATTAAGGCAAATGAAACTTTGAGAAATCCTGACGGTACACATAGAAAGAAAGGTGCACAAACTCATAGTATAACTTATGAAGATATACTACAAGTATTGGAAAATCAAAATTTTAAATGTGCGTATACAAATCTTCCTTTAGTTCCTGAGTATGGAAAAGCAGGAACAGATTTATATGAACCTTATCATCCTCTAGCCCCCAGCTTGGATAGACTAGATAATAGTATTGGATATGAGTTAGGTAATTTACAAGTATGTATACGATTATTTAATTTGGGATTTAGTGCATACAAAGGAAACAAAGAACAAATACTAGAGAAACTATATGGCAGGCGGAGTATATAATCAAACATATTTTAATAATCGACCCGAAGAAAAAGAAAGAGAGGGCGTTCTTTATGGAGTTATATTAGTTAACCAACGCACATTTGAGCGTGAGTGTATTAAGGTCGGAATCGCTAGTGGCAAAGACTGGCGACATGTAATCAAAAGAAGTCGTGGATTTAAAGGATATGATTTACGTATCCAGCGAACTTATCACGACACCATTTATCGGTGCTGGCAAATCGAGCAGGCACTTCACGAGAAGTTTAAACACGATAGTTATTCCCCAATTCAGAAATTTGGTGGGCATACAGAGTGCTTTAAAATTTCCTCTCTTATTTTATCCCAGTTCCCGAAAAATAATTCTTGACAAATGGTTCGCCGTTTGTTATAATATTATCATATTTTAGAGAAAGAGAATAAATGACAGAAATAATACCACCGACAAATTGCCCCGCTTGTAACAGCGTACTAGAATTTGTAGGTGACCAGTTATTTTGTCAGAACTCCTCTTGCTCTGCAAAATCTGCAAAGCGTCTTGAACACTTTGCAAAAACCTTAAAAATCAGAGGACTCGGTCCCTCAACTATTGAGAGACTTGGTCTTGACGATTACAAAGATATTTATTCGTTAACCCAAGAAGAAATATCTTTTCTGTTGGATTCAGAGAAGCTAGGTACGAAACTACACAATGAGATACAGAAATCAAAGAGTGTCGACCTTATAACTCTACTTCCAGCTTTTTCGATACCGCTGATTGGCTCAAGTGCTTCAAATAAATTAGCGAAACACATCTCATCTTTAAGTGAGATAACCCCAGAGATATGTATAGAAGCAGGTCTGGGTCCGAAAGCGGCGTCGAATCTTATTGATTGGTTAGTAAACACTTTCCATTTCGAACAATACTATAACCTACCCTTTACTTTTACTTGCAAAAAACGAGAAGAGGTCACTAACACTGACACTAAGGGAACAGTTTGCATTACAGGAAAGTTAAAAAGCTATCCAACTAAAGCCGCTGCACAAGAAGTATTAATAAAGAAAGGCTACTTAGTAAAGGATAATCTCACCAAAGATGTAACTATCTTAGTTAATGAGAGTGGAATCGAAAGTGCAAAAACCAAGAAAGCAGAAGAAATGGGTATAATAATAAACCAAAATTTAAAAGAACTTATTTAGGAAAATAAAATCATGGCATTACCAAAATGGACAGACGAAAGGACTCAATCTCTAGTAGATTTCGTAGGAAGCGAGAGCCCAATATCCCAAGGAACAGTTGCAAATGCAGCAGAGCACTTGGAAACATCAACCCGTTCAGTCTCAAGCAAATTGAGAAAAATGGGATTTGATGTTGAACTAGCTTCAGCATCAGCAAGCAAGTCTTTTTCAGACGAGCAAGAAGCAACACTATCAGCATTTGTCAATGACAATAGCGGATCGTACACATATGCAGAAATTGCATCAAACTTTGAAGGCGGACACTTCTCAGCTAAATCAATCCAAGGAAAAATTCTTTCTATGGAATTAACAGAGCATGTTAAACCTGCTCCTAAAGTTGAGACAGTTAGAACTTATACTCCTGAAGAAGAAGGCACATTTGTAGAGATGGTTAACGGTGGATCTTTCGTAGAAGAAATCGCTGACGCTCTTGGCAAATCTGTTAATTCAATCAGAGGTAAAGCTCTTTCACTTCTAAGAAGTGGCGAAATTAACGCTATTCCAAAGCAAAAAGAAACTAAAGGATCAAGCAAAGCTGACGTACTTGCTGATATCGATATTACTGACATGACTGTAGAGTCAATTGCAGATCAAATCGGTAAAACAGTAAGAGGCGTGAAAACTATGTTAACAAGACGTGGTTTACAGTGTGCTGATTACAACGGTGCAGCTAAAAAAGATATCGGTTAATCCGCAGTATTCAATTTAGTCGGTGGAGGCACTCTTGTGCCTCTGCCATTTTTAATTTTTGAGAGAGTTATACAGTGAATATTGCATCAGCGTTACTAAAACAGATTATAGTTCAAAAAGATTTAGACACATGGTCTAAGTTAAAAGAACATTACCTCCCTGGTGAATATCAGTCAATATTCCGCATCCTTGATAAACACATAGACAATTATCAAGACCTCCCCCAATTTGAAGATCTCCAATATGAAGTGCGAGATCGACAACTTCAAGAAAAAATATTTGCAATCGAATCAGTTGAAGTCGAGGTAGACGCATGGCTTTTACTTGATTATCTCAAAAATGAATATGCACAAGTAGAAATTCTAGATGAACTTGATACTTACATTGACAACACAGTTGCAATGGCTAGTGCAGAAGAAAACATAGAACAACTCCAAGAAATAGTATTAAGGGTAAGTGACAAGGTAGATGTCAAGCCACCCGAAGAAAGTATGCAGAGCATATCTTTATTCGAGGATGACAAAGAACTATCGAGGTATTTACCCTTAGGACTTAATAGTGAGTACGATTCACAAATTCAGTTCTCACCCAAAGACTTAGTGCTAGTTGGCGGGCGACGAGGAGCAGGTAAGTCCGTTACCTGTTGTAATCTAGCAGCAAATGTATACGATTCAGGTCGTAGTGCGCTCTACTTTACTATAGAAATGGACAGCAGATCAATCCTTCAAAGGATTTGTTCTGTATCAACAAAAATACCATTAAAAAGACTACGCAGTAAAATGCTATCCGCTGAAGAGTGGAATCTAGTAGGCGGCTGGTGGGCAGGTAGATTTGACGGTGGGCATGAATTATTGCCAGAGTTTATAAAAACACATGACTTTGATACATTTCATAAAAACCTAACAAAACTACCTCTCCACAAAGAAAAGCAATTGGATGTTATTTACGATCCAGCTTTAACTCTCTCAAAAATACAGTCAGAGCTAGATAAAAAGGTTAACCAACTTGATGTTGGTGTGGTAATTGTTGATTATCTAAACCAAGTCAAACGCCACAATGCGCCAAGTCGTTCAGGTCAATATGATTGGACAGAACAGATTGAAGTCAGTAAGAAAATGAAACTATACGCTCAGCAGTATGAAACCCTATTCTTTGCCCCATACCAAACAGATGCTAGTGGAGAGGCTAGATTTGCAAAAGGTATACTTGATGCAGCAGACGCTGCTTATGCATTGGAGACTTGGGATCAACAAGATGAGTGTATGACTTTTAATTGTGTAAAAATGAGAAGCAATAGGATGGAAAGCTTCACAAGTGCAGTAGATTGGGAAACCTTGAAGATTGGTCCGCAGTCTGCACTAAATCCTAAAGAGAAAGAAAATATAGAAAACAGTATGAAAACAGGAGAAGATGTAGATGACATTTAGATGGCAACCATGGGTTTTAAGCCTATACATATATGGGGCATTTGATCCCCTAATTTTAACTATCGCTGCATTAGTAAACAGATTATGATTTTATACACAGAAGCACAATTAATGATAGCATATACTAGATATGTGCGAAAACTAAAAGAAAGCAATATTCGTATTGCTCCGCCAACAATAGAGGAGTTTCGTGTGATTTACGAAACAGAACTCGAAGAACAATTATGGGATCAGTTAGATGACTAAAACAGAAAAAGCCGCATTACAAGAATCTGTACTACAGGTAGGCGCTGCTCTTGTTATTAACTTTCCATTACAAACATTCCTACTATGGTTATTCATAGAAAAATGGGGATGGACAAGTGCATTTTTGATATCACTTGTTACTACTTTTATATTTACAGTAGTTGCATTGATACGAACATACATGATTCGTATGGAAATTGAAAAGAGACGTAGACATGGCTTATGGAGAAAAGTAAGAAATGGCGGCAGATAGAATCAGTAAGGAAACGGCAGAGTTAGTAGCTCTGCCTCCCTACACTTGGGAAACACGATCAGTTAAGTTTCTATTGAATCAGAAAAAGATTTATCAGAATATAGAACGAGTTCCCATAAATCAACCACTATACGATAGTATAGAGAAGCATGGTATTGAATCCCCCATATTGTGTATGCCTAACTATTATCCTATTGCAGGAAGTCAAAGAATGAGAGTAATGTGGGAACTAGTAAGAAAACACCATGATGGATGGATGTTTAAAACAATGAATATAAAAGTCTGCCGATTTGACAAAGAATGGTGGAATATGTTTTATTTATGGGGAGATAAAGAAGAAAGAGATCGTATGATAGCAATATGGTTTCAAATGGTAGAACTTGCTTGGAAAAGTAAGTACTATGAACACGAAACAGATCCAAGTGGTAAAAAGATGACAGATTTTGAAGAACTTGGTGACAAACTAAAAGGATGGAAACACAAACAATGATGACATTTTTAGAACATTTTTTCTATGCAATAACAATGGCAATAGCATTGGCTATACCTATATTTGCTATAGTGCTTATGCTACAGCCTTATTTCACATGACAGTAGAAGAACTATTACAAGAACGAAAAATACAATATAAGTTGTCTCCGGCAGACGCTATTGTTAAGTGCTTGAACCCTGAGCATGATGATAGTAATCCAAGTATGAGAATTGATAGAATTACAGGTGTATTCAACTGTTTTTCTTGTGGGTTTAAAGGTAATTTATTTAACCACTACGACGCTCCTTCGAATCCGTTGGACATTCGTAGAGAAAAACTTAGAAGAAAAGTAGAAGAAAAAAGAGCATCTTCCGTAGGATTGAAGATGCCAAAGAATTTTATGCCTTATGTAGGTAACTGGAGAGATATATCTCCAGACGCTTATAAAAACTTTGATGCATTTATACATCCAGACAAACCGTTTACAGGCAGAATTTCTTTTCCAATCAAGGACTTGACAGGGAGAATAGTGGCATTTAACTGTAGAACACAGTCAATGACTGATGTTCCTAAATACTTAATCCATCCCCCAAAGGCAGTATTACCCCTATTCCCTGCTCGAGTCCAACCTATAAAAGGCAGAGTAATATTAGTAGAAGGTATATTTGATATGCTAAACTTACATGACAAAGGATTAGAAAATGTTATGTGTTGTTTTGGTACAAGAAATATAGATATTGAGAAACTAAAACTACTCAAAATGCAAGGTGTGGAGGCAGTAGATATACTATTTGATCCAGACGAAGCAGGGCAGGAAGCTTCAATCAAGATACAAGAAATGTGCGAGATTGCAGAGATACTTGCTAAAAATGTAAAAATACCGATTGCTCTTGGGGATGCTGGAGCACTCAACAAAGAAAAAGTAAAACAATTAAAGGAACAATTATATGGCTAAAATAGCATTAATCGAAAGTAAGCCTAGTCGAAATGACTATGTAAAACTTTTCAACAACGAGTTTGATTTTGACAAGTATGAATTATGCTCTGACCCAACAGTAAAGAAAGTATTAAAACGAGATTGTGATATCGAAATAGATATTGATTCTTATGACTGGCTTATACTGATAGGCTCAGAATCATTAAAGTTCTTTACAAATCAAAACTCAGTTACAGAATACAGCGGAAGAGTTGTAGATGACAAATTTCTACCAGTAATAAACCCAGCAATGATAACATTCAAGCCAGAGGCAAAGAAAGTATGGGATGAATCTAGTAGTAATATTACGAAATATATTAAAGGAGAACTCAAACAACAGAAACTTGGAGACGATAAGTGTTATGGTATTACAGAAAGTGCAGACTTATATGTATTTCTAGACAACGCATTGAATCATGATAATGATTTTATCGCACTTGACTCTGAAACTTCAGGTTTATACCCAAGAGATGGATATATGCTTGGTATTAGTCTATCTTATGAGCCAGAGCATGGCGCATACATTAGTTCTGATTGTATTGATGAAAAAGCAGAAGGATTGCTACAACAACTATTTGACAAAAAGAGAGTAGTATTTCATAATGCTAAATTTGATTTAGCGTTCTTTGAATATCATTTTGGATTTAACTTTCCAAGATTTGAAGATACTATGCTATTACACTATATGTTAGACGAGAATCCTGGCACACACGGTTTGAAACAACTATCACTGAAATACACACCTTATGGAGATTATGAAAAAGGTATGTATGAGTGGATAGATGACTATTGTCGTAGAAATGGCATACTTAAAGGTAGCTTTAGTTGGGATATGATTCCTTTTGAAATAATGCAAGACTATGCAGCAATGGATGCTGTATGTACATTTTTACTCTTTCAAAAGTTTGAAAATGCTCTAGTAAAAAATGAAAGACTATATGGAGTATATAAAGATATTCTTATTCCAGGCTGTAGATTCTTAACAGATATACAAGATACTGGAGTGCCATTTGACAAAGAAAGATTGCAGACATCTTCAGTGCTAATGCAAGATCAAATTGATGAAGCTATTGCTAAGTTATATACTTATCCAGCTATCAAAGAGTTTGAACATTCACAAGGCAAGGACTTCAATCCTAATAGTACAATGCAACTTAGAGCATTACTATTTGATTACTTAGGTCTCAAGCCTACAGGTAAGAAAACAGGAACAGGTGCAGACAGTACAGATGCAGAAGTGTTAACTCAACTTGCAGAAGAACATGAAGTACCACAATTAGTATTAGATATTCGTCAGAAAGTAAAGATTAAAACTACTTATCTTGATAAGATATATCCACAACTTGATAAAGATAGTAGACTTCGTACTGGATTTAACCTTCATGGTACAACATCAGGTCGTCTATCTTCTAGTGGTAAAATGAATATGCAACAGATTCCAAGAGACAACCCAATTGTTAAAGGATGTATCAAAGCTAATCCTGGCAAGAAAATAGTTGCAATGGACTTAACAACAGCAGAAGTTTATTGTGCAGCAGTACTTGCAAATGATAAAGCATTAATGGAAGTATTCAAGGGTGGAGGAAACTTTCACTCAAACATTGCAAAGCTCGTCTTTAATCTTCCTTGCGAAGTAGACGAGGTTGCAGAACACTATGGCACACAAAGACAAATGGCTAAAGCTGTTACATTCGGAATAATGTATGGAGCTGGTCCAAAGAAAATTAGTGAACAAGTAACCAAAGATAGTGGTACTTACTTTAGTATGAATGAAGCAAGTGCAGTTATTAAAGATTACTTTGAACAATTTCATGGTCTTAAGACTTGGCTTGACTCACAGAAAAAGTTTATTCAAGATAATGGATTCATCTATTCTCACTTTGGTAGAAAGAGAAGATTACCAAATGTATTCTCTACCGATAAAGGTATTGCATCACATGAAGTAAGATCGGGAGTAAACTTTCTAGTACAATCGATTGCATCTGATGTAAATTTACTTGGAGCAATTGATGCTCACAATATTATTAAACAAGATGGCAAAGAAGATAAAATGAAAATATTTGCTCTAGTTCATGACTCTGTTCTTGCAGAAGTTGATGAAGATTGGGTCGAACATTATCAGTTTATACTGAAAGCTTGCATTCAAAAAGACAGAGGTATGTCTATTCCAGACTGCCCAGTTGGATGTGATTTTGATATTGGAGACGATTATTCCTTTGGAAAGTTTGAAGCAAAGTATGGATAAGCAAGTACTAAAGTTAGTAGTATATACTGATGAAGATATAATCAATATGGAAATGGATGATCATGTAGCAATTATAGAAAAAGCTATAGAAGAAAAAACCTTTAACCGTATAGAGTTAATTAATCCTGCTAAAAAATGAATCTCTCAGATATACAGTTTCCAATCTATGTAGTGCATACAGATGATGTAGTGCGTCAAGATGGAATCTTATGGTGCGAGGGCGCTGTTATTGATGATAGAAACACAGTAGGAAGTTCATTAGGAGAAAGAAGATTAAAGACTCCCATGAAGAATCTTTATGATCTTAAGTATCAAATTGATGACTTTGGAGGACTCATAAAACATAGAGGAAGATTCTATATAGATTCAAATGGAAAGTTTTTCATTTACGAAAAAAGTAAAAGTGCAAAATTGAAGTATCACTTAATAGGAAAGTTAGAACATAAAGATGTTGCTACTCTTATGTGGATTCAAGGTATACCTTTTCCTTTTGAATTACCAAGACCGCCTGCACTAAATATGAGATATGCAGGTATTTTGTATATAAATAATAAACCATCTTTTGTATATGAACTCTGTGCTGAGTTTAAGAAAGATAGCTGGAGAAAAATATGATAAGATCAGCTTATGCAGTACCGTTTTGGTATTCAAAAACAGACAGGTTATCCGATGAAGCCTGTGATCAAATAATAAAACTCGGAAAAGAAAATGGATTAGATGAAGCAGGAATCTATGGCGCAACAACAAATAAAAAAGTCGATAACAAAAAGACTAGAGTTACAAATGTGTCATGGTTTCCGCAAGGACACTTTTTAGAAACAATGCTTCAAGGGTATGCTACATTAGCAAACTTAGAGGCATGGAACTTTATTATAACAGGTAAAGAAACTATACAGTTTGGTGAGTATAAAAGAGGAGGACATTACGGATGGCATACAGATTCATCTTTAAATTCAGCAGTGCCTTTTCGAAAATTATCTATTACAGTAAACCTATCTCATCCAAAAGATTATGAAGGTGGTAACTTTGAAATAAAAAATCCACAAGGGCAAGAACTAAAGATGCCTTTGGGGCAGTTGAGAAAAAGAGGAACAGTAATTATTTTTCCTTCCTTCCTACAACATAGAGTTACCGAAGTAAAAAGAGGGACACGATACTCACTCGTTCAGTGGTATAATGGTCCCGAGTTTAAATAGGAGATAACATGGCAAATCATGTATATTTTAATATAGATGTATCTACAAATCTTACTGACGAACAGTGGAGCGAATCTTTTCTAGAAAAAGAAGTCACTCGCCAGTGGGGAGATAACGAACCCTACCAAATAATGGAGTTTGTAGAACTAGAAAATCAACCATTTATGCAAAGTGCAAAACCTAAGTTTGATAAAGACGGGCATCTTGAAGATAGTTGGAACTGGTATGTAGATAATGTTGGTGCAAAGTGGTGTAATGTTGACGAAGCCAGCAACGGGTACATAACAGGTTACTCGGCTTGGAGTCCTCCATATAATATGGCGCAGAATGTTGCAAACTATATAGCAGAAACGTATGGAGAAACAGTGTACATAAAAATGACTTATGAAGATGAGTTTCGAAACTTTATCGGAGTATATCATATTGAAACTCTGTTAGACGAAGATGGCAAACATTTTCTTGATGATAATGACAATTATCAAGAGGATGGCGATATCACTTGTGTTATGGAAGAAGTCCTCGGCGAAGGCTATGCAGACAATGATGAATTTGAGTGGCACGAGCCTTGTACAAATTTACTAACAGGAGAGGAGATTTATCCTTACGAGTATCTCGATGAAGTTGTGTACAACTTTTTCGAGACTGGCGACTTAGTACCACTGGACTAAATGAAAGCAGTTCTTTCCAATCGCATTTACCTAGAGTGCACTAACGAATATCAGTCGTTTCTCGATGAAGAACTGACATATTCGATACCACCTCGAAGACCAACTGATCCGCCTATCATCATTAAGAATATGGGCGTAATTAGATCAGGTTTGGTTTCCATACCGATTGGAAGAACGGATCTTATACCAGAGGATTACGAAATAAAGGATAAGCGGAATGATATACCAATCAAACCCTTTGACTTTAAGTTCACTTTACGAGACTCTCAACAGTCCGTATATGACGAAGTTCAAGACAGTTGTATAATCAACGCTTGGGTAAGCTGGGGTAAGACATTCACTGCGTTAGCAATCGCAAATAAATTGCAACAAAAGACACTCATTGTTACTCATACATTAGCATTAAGAGGACAGTGGGAAAAAGAAGTACAAAAAGTCTTCGGGGTCACGGCGGGTGTGATTGGCTCAGGAAAGTTTGACATGAACAAGGAAATTGTCGTTGGAAATGTACAAACTTTATACCGAAATATCGACAAAATCGTAGGAGAGTTCGGTACAATTATATTGGATGAGATGCACCATGTATCTTCACCAACTTTTACACGCATCGTGGACGCTTCGAAGGCACGCTACAAAATAGGACTGACTGGAACAATGCAGAGAAAGGATGGAAGACATGTAGTCTTTCGTGATTACTTTTCAAATACTGTATTTAAACCGCCCAAAGAGAACTATCTTACTCCACGAGTTGACATAGTACACTCGGGGATTCGCTTTATGGATGGCAATGTTGATTGGGCAAATCGAATCAACGCACTTGCGTATGATTGGGAATACCAAAATACAATGGCAATGCTTGCAGCGAGTTATGCCGCAAAAGGGCACAAGGTGTTACTTGTAGCGGATAGAGTAGATTTTCTAAAGAGTTGTGCAAGACTTGTGGGAGATAACGCAATCTGCGTAACAGGAGATGTTCCTCACGAAGAACGTGGCAAACTGATAAAACAAATCTTTTCTGATAAAGATATACTGTTTGGAACACAAAGTATATTTTCAGAGGGTATTAGTGTTGATTGCCTAAGTTGTCTTATTTTGGGAACACCCGTAAACAATGAGCCTTTGCTCACACAGTTAATCGGGCGTGTTATAAGAATGAATGAGGGAAAGCTGCAACCTGTGATAGTAGATATCAATCTAGAAGGTCGTACAGCTAGAAAGCAGGCATCTGCGAGAAGGGGATACTACATGCGACAAGGGTATGAAGTATCAGATATATAGGAGTGAAAAATAGTACTTGACACGAGGTCAAGAATTTGTTATAATATGTTATTCTATAATTGGGAAAAAGTAAAAAAGGAAAGCAATGGGAGTGTCAAAGATATTATGACAATCCTTCATATACTTACCTATAAACTTCCACCAGTGAATAGACATGATAGAATATATAAGTTTTGGACTAAAAGTTTTCATGGACATAGTTTCCTAGTAAACCCCGAGGCATTATTCATTCAGCGTAGGAGATATTCAGATGCAGAGATTGTGCAGTATGCAGGTATCGCATCATTGCGTAATTATTTTGAATATCAAAAAACAAAAGATACCAGATTAGACCTCCTCCACTTTACAGGGGATGAGGACAGTATTAAAAACAATAGATTACTACGAATAGAGGGATATTATATACACTTTCTATTTGAAGAAATCACTTTAAAGGAACTAAAATGGCAATAAAATTTAATCAAGCTAAGGGCGAAGCCCAAAAAAATAAAATCGACAGTTATCAATATGTCGAAGGCGACAACATGGTAAGAATGGTTGGGGATATGCTTCCTCGCTATGTTTACTGGTTGAAAGGCGAAAACGGTAAGAATTTACCATTCGAGTGTCTATCATTCGATAGAGACGCAGAAGCATTTACCAATGTAGAGAAAGACTGGGTAAGAGAATATCATCCAGAATTGAAATGCGGTTGGGCATATGCGATTCAATGTATCCACGATGGAAAAGTCAAAGTACTAAACTTAAAGAAAAAATTACTCGAGCAGATAATGGTTGCAGCAGAAGATCTTGGCGATCCAACTGACCCTGAAACTGGCTGGGATGTTTACTTTAAGAGAGTAAAAACTGGACCGATGGCTTATAATGTTGAGTATCAACTACAAGCTCTGAAGTGCAAACCAAGAGCCTTGACTGAAGATGAGCAAGCATTAGTTGCTGAACTTAAGTCAATGGACGAAGTACTTACTCGACCAACCCCCGATGCACAGAAAGAACTTCTCGACAGATTAAGAGAAGGAGCATCAAACGAACCTGATGAAACAGTCACAGACGAGTTTGATATCAAATAGGAGTAGATTATGTTAACAGTAGGCAACGATTTTCCGAACTTGCACATGCAAGGAGTAAATGAAGAAAACGAAATTATTGATGTAGATGTATTATTGAACGAATGGTCAGTAGTATACTTCTATCCAAAAGATTTCACCTTTATTTGCCCAACAGAAATATCAGAAATGGACAAGTTATGTAGCGAAGCTGATGTTATTGGTGTAAGCGGAGATAACGAATTTTGTAAATTAGCATGGAAGAAAGATAATTCTCTTATCAGAGACATTAATCATATTCTTGCAGCAGATTGCGGTCTTACGCTTTCTCGAAAACTAGGAATAGTAGACGAAGAAAATGGAGTATGTTATCGAGCAACTTTTATAATCGATCCCGAAGGGGTAATACAACATGTATCAGTAAATGCATTAGATACAGGAAGAAATGCAGACGAAGTTTTACGAACACTACAAGCTTTAAAAGCTGGTGGTCTTACAGGTTGTTCTTGGACACCAGGAGACGAATTCGTAGGATGATTCTATTCACTGCAGATTGGCATATTAAACTTGGACAAAAGAATGTACCTGTAGCTTGGGCGTGCTCACGCTACAAGTTATTCTTTGAACAGATTTATGATCTTGAAAAAGATATTGATTTGCACATCATTGGTGGGGACTTATTCGATAGAGTCCCCAGCATGGATGAACTTACACTTTACTTTGACTTTGTAAAGGGCGTCAGTGTTAGAACTATCATTTATGATGGTAACCATGAAGCAACAAGAAAACACAAAACTTTCTTTACAAACTTAAAAAAAGTTACAACAGAACTCAATCCTCTAGTAAAAGTGATTGATGAAACAACATATGGGGAAATGGTTCCTCATGATTATGCAATATTACCCTATACAGATTTACATAAAAAGAAAAGTATAGAAGATATTGATGCGGATATATTATTTACTCATGTTCGTGGTGAGATACCACCTCATGTACAACCTGAAGTAGATTTAGATCGTTTTGACAAGTTCAAAGTAGTATTCTCAGGTGATTTACATGCACATAGTAATACACAAAGAAATATAGTATATCCTGGCAGTCCTATGACTACAAGTTTTCATAGAAAGAATGTGGAAACTGGATACTTATTAATAGATAATAAGGACTGGAGTTGGACATGGCATAAATTTAATTTACCACAATTAATTCGTAAAACAGTTACAGATCCTAGTGAAATGATTCAAACAGAGTGGGATCATACAATATATGAAATTGAAGGAGATGTATCTGATCTAAGTAATATCAAAAATAGTGAATTACTTGATAAAAAAGTTATAAAAAGAAAAACAGAGGCAACTCTAATATTAGGTCAAGACATGACAATCGAAGAAGAATTAGGCGAGTACCTAAGCTATATATTAGAGTTAGATGAAAGTAAAACAAAAAATATATTAGGAGTGTTTAGTGATTACGCTAAAGAAGCTGGAGTGGAGTAATTGTTTTAGTTATGGTTCGGATAATATACTTGACTTAAATGACAGTATAGTTACTCAGCTAGTCGGAACAAATGGAACAGGAAAAAGTTCAATCCCGTTAATACTTGAAGAAGTATTATTCAATAAAAATTCCAAAGGAATTAAAAAAGCAGATATACCAAATCGTGAAGTCAATAATGGCTATGATATAGCTTTGTCTTTTTCTGTGAATGATGATGAGTACTTAATTGATGTTGTTAGACGCACAAATATAAAAGTAAAATTATATAAGAATGAAGAAGATATATCAAGTCATACAGCAACTGCAACATATAAAACGCTAGAAGCAATTATTGGAATTGACTTCAAAACATTCTCGCAGATAGTATATCAGAATACTAATGCCAGTTTGCAGTTTTTGACAGCTACAGACACAAATCGTAAGAAATTTTTGATCGATCTACTACAGTTAGATAACTATGTAAAATTCTTTGAAGTTTTCAAGGAATTATCACGAAATTTAGCTGGAGACGTTTCTCGCATACAAGGGAAAATTGACACAATCGATAAGTGGTTATCAGATAATTATTTGGAAGATACATCACTACTTTCAAAAATGGAATTACCATTTTACTCGGAAGAAGATGAAGAAACTCTGCGTTCTTTACAAATAGAATTTGAAAATATCTCTGAAATTACGAAAAAAATTAACCAAAATAATTTATACAAAAGCCAGTTGGAGTCTATAGATTTAGGACTTGCGAAAGAGTACGTTTCTGAAAATGAATGGCAAGACACAGAACATCTACTTCAACAGATTGGAGAAATAAAATCACAAGGTAGTCAAGAAGTCCGTATGATCAAAAAGTATACTGACTTGTTAGATGTAGATGATGCAGGCTGTCCTACTTGTGGTCAAGAAATAGACCTCGCATTTATAGAACAAGAGTTAAAAAAACACCAAGAAACAAAAGAGGAATATACAGCTCAACTAGAGTTAGTAAATGATAATCTTGGAGAGATAAATAAAGCAAATCTTCTACTCAAAGAAATGCAACAGAAGATTAGTAACTGGGAAGAAATATACAGACAAATAGACCACAGTCTTCCCACTGAAGTACCAAACGATACAGAGTTAACAGAAAAGATAACAAAACTTAAAACTCGTATTCGAGAAAGACAAAGTAGAGTTGAAGAAGTAATTGCAGAAAACGAAAGAATAGAAAGACATAATACAAGACTTGCAATTATTGAAGAACAACAAACAGATTTTGAAGAACAACATAAAAGTTTAACTACTGATATAACAGAAGTAGAAGATAAACTTGGTCATGTTGAAATTTTAAAGAAAGCATTTAGTACTAATGGACTACTTGCTTATAAGATTGAGAACTTAGTAAAAGATCTCGAAGAATTAACAAATGAATACCTCGCAGAGTTATCAGATGGCAGATTTAGTTTACAATTTGTAGTATTAAATGACAAACTAAATGTAGAAATAGATGACAATGGTAAAACAGTAGATATCTTAGCTTTGAGTGCTGGAGAGTTGGCACGAGTTAACACATCTACTCTTTTAGCAATTCGTAAATTGATGAGTAGTATTTCTAAGTCTAGAATTAATGTATTATTTCTTGACGAAGTTACAAATGTACTCGACGAGGGCGGAAAAGAAAGATTAGTAGAAATTCTACTGAGAGAGGAAAATTTGAATACTTATATAGTATCACATGGTTGGACACACCCACTATTGTCCAAAATAGACATAATCAAAGAACAGAAAATTAGTCGACTCGATGGTTAATCCTAGACAGAAAGGCAATCGAGGCGAGCAGCAAGTTATATCTATGATGGATAGACTTACTGATGAATCATGGACACAGACACCTGGATCTGGTAGTGGGAAAATAAAAGGTGATCTCATGGTTCAAGACAAACACAATCTTTTTACTGTAGAAGTTAAGTTCTACAAAGAGTGTGGTTTCAATAGTAAAATTTACACACAGAAAAGTAATAATCTTTTTAAGTGGTGGAGTAAACTATGTAAACAAGCACAACAAATGGAACAAGAACCCTTACTTATTTTTCGAGAGAATCATGGTAAGTTCTTTGCTGCAACAGTAAGAGAACCAAAAAATACATTGCAGTATATGCACATTGCCTGGCTGGGTGCATATATACTTATTGCAGAACACTGGCTAGAAAAAGAGGAGATACAGTTTACAAATGGCAATCACATTCTCAGACCTTGGGAACCCAGCCCCGACTGGCAACTTGCTGATAGTTGATGGACTGAATATTGCATTTAGATGGAAACATCAAGGTGTAACAGACTTCAAGTATGACTATGTTAGAACAGTAGAAAGTCTAGCAAAGTCTTATAATGCAGGTACTATAGTTATTACGGCTGATGGTGGGAGTTCTTATAGAAAAGAAATATTCCCAGAATACAAGGCAAACAGAAAAGAAAAATATGCAGAACAAACTCCTCAAGAAGAAAAAGAGTTTGCAATGTTTATGGCAGAGTTTAGTAATACTCTAACATTACTCAAAGAAAAATATCCAGTATTTCAATTCAAGGGAGTTGAAGCTGATGATATTGCAGCATACATTAGTATGAATCTTGATAAGTATGGATTAGACGAATGTTGGATGATTTCATCTGATAAAGATTGGGACTTGCTTATCAATGATAAAGTTTCTCGTTTTAGTACAGTTACTAGAAAAGAAACAACAGTACATAATTGGGACGAACATTATGATTTTGAGATCCCCGATTATATTACATTCAAATGTCTGACTGGCGACAAGGGGGACAATGTTCCAGGAATACCTGGAATCGGTCCAAAGCGTGCAGTACAGCTAATGGAACAATATGGAGACGTTTTTGATATCTACAATGCCTGTCCTATCGATGGAAAGTATAAATATATTCAGAATCTTAACGAAAATGCAGAACAACTTCTGACAAACGTTGAACTTATGGATTTAATTACTTACTCGGAGACAGCTATCGGAGAAGAAAACACAGAGGTTATTAACACAACTTTATTAAGGCACTTAGATGAAAATAGATTATAGTAAAGACAAACTTCTAACAGAGTTTAGTCATAAAACACTAGAGGACAGATACCTCGTTGGGGATGAGAAGTCACCACAAGAGGCTTTTGCTCGAGCAGCAACAGCTTTTGCAGATGATGAAGATCATGCCCAAAGATTATATGATTACGCAAGTAATCTATGGTTTATGTTCTCTACACCCGTACTTTCAAATGGAGGTACAGAACGAGGTATGCCTATCTCATGTTTTCTCAATTATGTAGAAGATAGTAGAGAGGGTATTACAGATCATTACACCGAAAACGCTTATTTATCTTCTTTCGGAGGAGGTATAGGTGGTTCTTGGAGTGCAGTGAGATCACAAGGAACATCAACTTCCAAAGGTTCAGAGTCCACAGGTGCAATTCCTTTTATGAAAGTAGTAGATGCAGAGATGCTTGCTTTTTCACAAGGAGTTACAAGACGAGGGAGTTATGCAGGTTATATGCATATTACACATCCTGAAGTTGAAGAATTTCTAGACATTCGTAAGCCTACTGGTGGAGATATTAATCGTAAGTGTACAAACTTACATCATGGTGTAGTCATAAATGATAAGTTTATGGAAACTATACACAGAGCTACGCATGAACAAAACTTTGATGATAGTTGGGAACTTATTGATCCTCACACACAAGAAGTTAAAAAAGTAGTGTCCGCAAGAACACTTTGGGTAAAATTACTGCAGAATCGCATGGAAACAGGAGAACCTTATCTCATGTTTGAAGATGCTGTAAATGCAGATTTACCCGACTTTCAGAAAAGAAAAGGACTCTATGTAAATCATAGTAATCTTTGTTCTGAAATCACTCTTGCCACAAATGAAGAAAGAACAGCAGTATGTTGTCTTTCAAGTGTAAATCTGGAGTATTTTGACGAATGGTCTAAGATTCCAGCATTTATACCAGACTTAGTACGAATGTTAGACAATGTATTAGATTACTTTATTGAACACGCCCCAAGTCAGATGGAAAAAGCCAAGTACAGTGCCTTCAGAGAAAGAAGTATCGGTCTTGGCGCAATGGGATTTCATGCTTATTTGCAAAGAAACAATATTCCATTTGAAAGTATTGGAGCAAGTGGTAAAAATCACCAAATGTTTAAGCATATCAAACAAGACGCATTACATGAAACTCGTAGACTCGCAGTTGAGAGAGGTGCTTGTCCCGATGATGACTCTTGTGAAGTGCGAAACGCACATTTATTAGCGATTGCTCCAAATGCAAGTTCTAGTATTATTTGTGGAAATACAAGTCCAAGTATAGAACCTTTTCGTGCAAATGCATTTACTCAAAAAACAAAGAGTGGATCATTTTTACTGAAGAATAAATACTTAGAGCAGTTATTAGAGCACAAAAGTGCGAATACCGATAATGTATGGAAAGAAATTGTTGCAAACAAAGGAAGTGTGCAACATCTTGATATTCTTACACCAGAAGAAAAAGAAGTATTTAAAACAGCTGTAGAGATTAATCAATCTTGGGTTGTAGAACACGCTGCAGAAAGACAACAATTTGTTTGTCAATCTCAAAGTGTAAATTTATTCTTTCCGCCTGATGTAAATAAAGGTGATCTACACAATGTACATATGTTAGCATGGGCTAAAAATTTAAAAACATTATATTATTTACGAAGTGAAGCAATCAGCAGAGCTGATAATGTTTCTAGTAAAGTAAAAAGAGAAATAATCTTTGAACAAGAAGATTGTTTAGCATGCGAGGGATAAATGAGTTTATTAGAGGAAAGAGAATATTATAAACCTTTTGTATATCCGTGGGCATTTGAGTTTTACAAGAAACAACAACAAATGCATTGGCTACCTGAAGAAGTGCCATTACAGGATGACATTCGGGATTATAAAGAAAAATTATCAGAGGGTGAAAGAACACTTATAGACAATATATTTAAGTTCTTTACACAGGCTGATGTTGACGTGTGTTGTGGATATGCTAAGCATTATCTACCCACATTCAAACAACCTGAAGTAAGAATGATGCTAGTAAGTTATGCTGCGATGGAAGCAGTACACCAAGAAGCGTATTCTTTACTTTTGGAAACACTAGGAAAGTCTGATGAGATGTACCAAGAGTTTTTTGATATACAAGCTATGTCAGAAAAACATGAGTACTTAACAGACTTCAATATGGACACACCACATGAAATGGCTAAAACAATGGCTGTTTATAGTGGTTTCACCGAAGGAGTTCAGTTATTTAGTAGTTTTGCTATATTATTGAACTACCCAAGACATAATATGATGAAAGGTATGGGACAGATTGTTACATGGTCAATAAGAGATGAGTCTCTACATGTAGAAGGTCTTTCTAAACTTTTTAGAACATTTATTGCAGAGAATCCAGAGATATGGACAGACAAGTTAAAGTATGAAATCTACTGTGCGGCAGAAAGAGTAGTTGAACTTGAAGATAAATTTATTGATATTTGTTTCGATAAAGCAGATATTCCAGATTTAACAGCAGAGGAAGTAAAAGAGTATATTCGTTATATTGCGGATAGAAGATTACTAGGATTAGGTATGAAGAATATCTTTCATAGTAGTGATGAGAACCCTTTGCCTTGGATTGATATGCAGGTTAACGCAGTTGAGCATACCAACTTTTTTGAAAACCGTGCTACTGAGTATGCTAAGGCTAGTACACAAGGAAATTGGCAGGATATATTTAAATGAGTGTACAATCAGAAAACCCTACTATCACAATTAATGATGTAGAGTATAATATTTCCGATCTTTCAGACGACGCAAAGTACTTTATTAATTGCATAAGCAATATAGATAATCAGCTTTCGCAAATAAAGATGAATCAAGACACCATGAATTTGGCTAGAGAAGGTTTTAGTCAGAGATTGGAGAAATTACTTGAACCACCTGTGAGTGAAGAAAGTTAAACAATAAAGGGGCTTAAAGCCCCTTTTTTATTATCTTGCCGTTGTTGGTATTCCACCAGCAACAAATGGATGTTCTGCAAATGCCATAAATATACAGGTTGTACCACTTTGATTCAAAGTTGTCGCACTATTTCGTATTTTAAATCCATTGCTTAAAAAATCTAAACCTATATTATCGTTTGCGTTTTCTGCATCAGGTAGCGATGGATTAATACCATTATTAACTAAATTAAATGTATTTCTTTTATTATCAAACATATACCAATACTTATAATTAGAATCAGCTTTAATTAAAACAAAAGCAGGTTTGAAGCCTGTATAGACAAACGGACCATCTGTACTGGCATTACCAACATATTTGCCAAACTTGCTATAGCCCTGCACCTCTGCGAAACAATAAGCTACAAAAATTCTATAAGAAGCTGTACTGCTACCGCCTCCAACAAAAGTAGTTGATGTTGGTGAAGAAAGAGAACTATTAAATTTATATCCATCTTCGTTAAGTTTAAGATAATCCAAAGAACCATCTAAAACAGTTGTATAAAAATGCCAAAAACCATTAGAGTCTCCTCTTTCTCTTGCTTTATAAATTATAACTTTGGGTGTTACTCCTAAACCATGCCCTACTGTTTCATTTGAACCACTATTCATAGTGTAAGTTAGAATTGAAAATCCAGCATCACTATTTACTTGCACTGTTGATGTAACAGCACCATCATTATTTGTACTTGTCGTACCACCATTGGCTTTCCATTGCCATGCTACAAAAGGTTCTCCACTGGCGTTATAAGCTCCTGAAGTGCTACCTGTTGTAAACCCATCAGTATCAAAAGACTGAAATTTAGTTGTAGGTGATATTGTTCCTTCTACGTCAGTTCTGTCAGTAGATAAAAATTTAGTAACTCCTCTATTACTATCGTGTAAAACAGGTTGATTATCATAGTCACGTCTTTTTATCCAAACTAAATCTGGTTGTAAATCACTATTACCATCATTTGTAATAGCATGAGTATCTGCATTATTTCCTGTATAAGTTTTAACTTGAAAATGTGCTGAAGGATCTTTTATTGTTGAATAAGCCATTATCCGTACTCCTCTAAATTTTTGGTACATAATGCGTAGCCAGATTTTGTATCAAACTCAAAATTACCATAGCCATTGGGGTCTGTATTTCCTGAAGATACTGTAGCATCAAATGGATTACCAAAATTGCAAAATGCTTTCATACCTGTGTTGTAAATAAAAACTACTGGGAAATAAAAATCATTTTCAAAATCGTGAGAAGTTGCAGTATGCCTAGTTGTAAATAATGTGTCGTTTTTATAAATTTTTAAATTTGGATTTGATGAGTCGCATTGAAGTAAAAAACCAAAAACATCACCATCTGCACCAGTTCCTTCGGCGGGTGGGTCAAAATTAAAAGAAGTCCATATTTGAAAACCTGCATTATTTCCTGCTGTTGCTTTATCTGATGTAGTGCTTTGTATAATTGAAGTTGCTAACCATCCAGCACCTAACTCTATCCCGTCTCCACTATTGT